CCTTTAGTTCCATCATTAGTTATAAGCTCGGTAAAAGCATTATAAACATTAAACATATTTGTGGTTTCTCCAGGTTTTACATAATATGGAGAATCTTTTTTCTCATAAAGTAATTTGTAAGCATCTATTGCAGTACTAGCTGCTAATTTTACTTTACCAAATCCGGTATCATAAGAACAACTAAGAGATTTTCTAACCCACAATCCCAGATTTTCATTTATGGATTCTTCATTATATTCTACTTCAGTATTAGTTAATTGATTTAACCAATCTGTTATATCAGAAGTATATTCCAATAAACTATTTAGTACATTATAATTAATAGTCTTCTCAGGTTCAATTTCTTGAACATTTAAAAATATTGGATCAAATACGCATAAATTTAAGCAAGCCATATTTAAAGCACCTCGATATATTTTAAATACTGGTTTTCTAGTATCTAATCCATATACCATCCCAATTACTTCTTGATGATTGTGAAAAGAATATTCCTCTGGAAGAACAGCTTGAACCCATACTCTATTAAATACAGTATCTTCAAGATTCATGTCGTCATCTTTTGTAAGACTTATTTGACTTGGAAGTTTAGCCTGTACTCTAAAATCACTAGTTAATTTAGACATTCTTTCTAAAAATGGAGTTACAAATGCTTCAGTACTCAAATATTCCTTATCCTTAATGATAGTGGCTTTACCTTTTAATAGTTCGTTTACAGTTAAAATCATTATTTTATAAAATTAAAAAGAGGGAGTTATTAGCTCCCTCTAAAATTAATTACGCATTTTTAAGATACTCGTCCAATTCTTTTCTGGTTATTCCTTCAAGAGCCATACATTGTGCTTTGGAAAGGTACTCTGTCCCTTTATAAGTAACAGCTTTAGCATTCTTGTTGGGTTTATAATTTTTAAACCAATACTTCTCGTTAGATTTTGTTTCTTTCATAATTACTAAAATTTATTTATTATTGAATTAAATATCTTCACAATACCAATCATAATTATAAAAAACTGTTGTATCGTCTTCTGCTTCTCTTTCAAAAATATCTATAATTGGTTTATCTGCAGAATTACTAAGATAATTTTTATTTACTTGTTCTATTTCTTTCTCAGCGAGTTCTTTATCTGTAGTAACAAGAAGAGGAGTCCAATCCCCTTGAAATATAATTTGAACTGTGTATAATGTCATAATTTATTATTTTTAAAAATATTTTAGTAAAGCCAAGCATAAATTCCACACATAAAGGGAATACATAATAATACTAGTATTCCTACTTTAACTAATATAACATAAGATTGCGCTATTTTAGGATTATCTTTTAGAAATTTAAGCAAATATTCTGCATCCTCGTCTTTACTTTTAAATTCCATAAAATCCTCTAATGTCATATTAGCAGTATTTAGCATACAATAAAGAGTATATATTACTAAACAGATTCCGCATATTTTTATTAAAATCATTTATTTCTATAATAATTAATTATATCATAAACTAACGATTCCGCATCTGAAGCAACATAAACAGTTGTATATTTATCACTTACATCACAAGCTAAACCAACTAATGGAGCGTAGTTTTCTTCGTAATCATCAACACGCTCTTCAAAGAAGTCTTCATCTATAAAATACGGTTCTTGAGTACATTCAAGCACTTCACCAATATTTTTAGTTTGTGTATACTGTGCATCATACACAACTTCTACACCATTTAAACTCTTAAAATTAATCATAGAAAACCAACATTTAAATTAGAAATTTCTGTAGTTTTAGATGCTTCATGATTATTTCTGTAATAATCAATCACATCTCTTAATGGATTGTAATAATCACTAATATACAGTAATGAATAATGTTGTGCATCACCTGCCCAGAAAATACCACTTTGCCATTCCTCACCTTTTTCCTGTTCAAAAATATCTACGTTACCGTATATATGATTTCTAATCCACTTTTTATTCACAGCAAACATGGTTATAGCTCCTTTAATATTTCTGAAGTTATTTTCCATTTAGGTTTTACTTTTTGCAACTCTTTACAGAATTGCTCTTCAAGTTCTTCATAAGTCATTTTGCACTTCGATTGAGGCTTTAGCCCATTCATCTAAGTCAATATGCAAACAATTATCCAATTTAAAGTAATATTTAGAATTCTGAGTAGTAAAATACTCAGAATTCCAATTAATAGACTCTATATTAGAAGTTCTATACCATTCACTTCCGGCATCTATGTAAAGAGATACACCTTCAGCAAAGATAGCACACCAACCTTCAAATCTAAAACCATCATCTTTCCATATAACTATATAACCACAAGAGCTATGCTGAATATTATAGATTTGTTCTGTAGACAAACCCTTCTCAGCTAATTCTATGGAATTACAATGCCATAAATTATTAAGAGGTATTAAATTAGATATTGCTATTAAATCCGTAAATTTAAGTTCTCGCATCCTTTAAGTAATTAATTAAATCTTCTATAGGGTCTTCGCAAGCTTCTTTGTAAAAGAGTTTATTTAAATTCCCATCTTTCATAACTAGAATAAATGGATTTAATCTAGCACCATATTCACTTTTTAATTTATAAGCACGGTTTTTATCCGAGTGATATTCCGTATTTAAAATAGTGAAATAAATAGACTCCTTTTCTTTATTTACAGGTATGATAGCATCTGTAAACTTTTTAGATTCTTTAGAATTATTGACTACTATAGTTATGTTTAACATTTTAATCCAAAGGTGTTAAATAGAAATGTTTATAATCTATATTTAAATGATAAGCACCATCAAGAACATGATCCAGTTCAAAGTCACTAAAATAGCTAGCCCAATCAACCTTAATATAAGGTCTTAAACTAGCAGGTTCTATAGCCTCTTCATACTCTTCTTTAAGTTGCTGAATACAGTTAAATACTACTTCATCAGCATCTTTACTATCAAGAACTTGAAAGCTTCTAGTTAAGTGCCCGTCATTTATAGTTACCATATTAGGAAGAATTTCCTCTGTAACTTTTAAAGCGTCAAGATTTTCAGTATCTGCTTCTATAAATAACAAAGCAGCTACTACTTTATTGGGCTTCTCAAATTCTTGCTTTTTAGCAAAATCTTTATAAATTTTAGCTACGGTCTCATCAACAAAATAGTCTGTAATCATTTTTCAAAATATTTAAATTTGTTCATTTGATCATTAATATTTTCTAATTCTTTTTCATAGAAATTTAAACGTCTTTTTAAATATCTAGTCCAGTCTTTTTTATCATATTCGGCAAGATATAACATAGAATGTTTATATTCTTCCTTAATATCTGGATCCCAAAAATCAGGATGGTCTAGTAACCATTCTAATTCTTTAATTAAAAGTTGGCATTGACCATCTTTAATTAAAAGTTTTTTTAATCTATCGTCCATTTTCTATCCATTCATAATTATCATATTGTCCATATACAGCGTCAAAGATTTCCTTAGCGAAATACCTACCTATATGCTTTGCTATCTCTAGTGATTCACACCTTAGTAACCCTAAATTAGCATCTATAGCACCAAATCTGCCATAAAAACTACCTAAACCTACCGAACTTACAATATAATCACCCCCAACTAAATAGTAAGAAGTGCCCTCAAGCTTAACCTTGCCACAGATCTCCAAGTCACTATTTTTTATTACATCCTGGATATCGTCGTAGTCCTTACATAACCTAACCCAAGGGTAATAAATTTTATCATCAATCAATGAAGGTTTATAGCCTTTATTTAATGCTTGTCTAATGATGTCAAGCTTGTAGAGAGCTGAAAGATGCTTTCTGAAACAATACTTAGATATTGCACCACCTAACAAAAATGAACTATCAACATTCAAGGTATTGCAAGCATCTTCAAAGGTTTTGATATTTTTCCAGTCTTTTGTTATAAGCTCTTGTTTATTAAAGGCTCGTAATGCTACCTCCTTGAGTGTTGCATTACCACTATTATACCACTCTTTAGCCTTCTCAAGAGTTAGTGAAATATATCTTGTTTCCATTTTTTAATTTAATATTTTATTCGTGGGCCTCTTTTTAAACCCATTTCTAAAAAGATTTCTTTTAACCATTTTAATAAAATAGAATTAGTTATATTATCAATTTTCTTATCCATTACGGGGAAGTATATAATAATTCTGGCAATCAACAATTACTCTATAAAACCCATCTAAAACATCTTCTAATTGTCCAAAATCCGCATCCTTCCAAAAATCTCCCCAATTTACAGTTATATAATTAGAAAGAAAATCTGGAGTGATTTGTACTGTACAAGTATTTTCAAATTCACTTTGATAATTATAAACAGCACTTTTAGCTTCTTGCTCATCTAGTACTCGATAACTGCGAATAAAGAAATGATCCTTAACAGTAATTAAATTTGTTAATAAAGATTCTGAAATATCATAAGCATTAAGATCCTCAATATCAGCACTAATAAATAAAAGTACTGCAATAATTTTTTCAGACATTAGAAAATTATGTTTTGAAACCCATTCTTTAATGACTTTTTCATTACTTCCAATACAATCAACGATCATTATCAATATTTTTAATATACAAAGTTTCGTAGAAATCCTCATCAACTGCTACATAAACAGCACAGAATTCATAAATATCTGGATAATGAGTATCCCAATAATCATCCCAATCAATATAAGAATGCATTTCTACAGGAATTCGCACCAGCCAATTCTTTTCAGTTTCTCTTTGATACGAAGTTATCATATTATCAAGCTCATCATTATCAAATACTTTATAAATATGATTATCATATTTAATTTCCGCTAAACTTTTAGTTGATTTTAGAATTTTAAAATTATCATTTTTAGTATAATCAAAATCATAAGCTAAAATTAACGCAGCTACAAATTTATTATAACCGTGTTCATCGCACCAATTAAGAACTTCTTTATTATGCTTCTTTTCTGCTTCTAAATCAATAAGTTCACCAATCATAAGCTAAGTATTATATTAGTTAAATATTCTCTAGTTCCTTGGACACAAGCTTCTTCTAATTCATTAATCAAGAGTTTTATACGTAAACCATCTTCTTTAAGAATAATCATATTCATAGATTGAAGGTGCTCCGGTTCAATAATTAAAATAAAATCATCTATCGGCATCCTTTCTAAAGTTATTTTTACATGAATAGGATAATTAAATTCAACGCATTTAGAATTCGAGGCTACATTTCTAACTCTTGTCCAATATTTAGTAGGATTCTTAGTAAGCTTTTTAATAATAGTTTCTACTGTCTGTATCATATCTTTTAAGATTATGGTAAGAGTTTCACAAAATAACGTCCTCTATAGCTTTCAGAAATATCATCTGTGTCAAAATCATACACATCGGATAAATCGGGTAGATTATTGTCTGCCAAATAATCATCCCAATTTATATAAGCAAAGAATTTATCGGGAATTTCTTTTGCTGCTTGCTCTCTTATTTGCTCTATGCCTTCCATCCATATTGTTTCCCAAACAACTTCATCAACGACTATGTAGGTCTTTAAATTAATAATGACTTTCCAGCGATGAAAATTTATTTTTTTTTCTACATGTATATCAGCTTGCTTGTAGTTTTCGATATTATAATACTTTATAATATCAGCTACAAATTCAGGATATCCCTAGATTTGCAAAATTTAATAAGTTTTTTATCATTCATAACTACTGATAAATTAGAACATTCTTTTTAGTTCTAGATAAAGCTACATATTGGAGTTGCCTTCTTACCGCTTCATCTCTACAACTGTTTATATTACGAATATCGACAAATACACTGTCATAAGTACTACCTTGAGCTTTATGTGTGCTTATAGCATAGCTATAGTCAAAAGATTTCTTTCTAATCAATCGGCCGTCAACGTATAAATCTATTGGAGTAGTAAAACTTTCGACCATTTCAAAATATCTTCTCCAATATTTATTTGCCTGAGCTTTATTCCCGGCTTGTTTACTTGAAATTGCACTTTGCCTAAATTCCTCGATTTTGTATGCTAACATATCTAAATAATCTTTAGAAATATCTTTTGACAACATAGCAATATTTCCACTACTTTTAGTTAGAGAATCATAAAGTTCTAATCTAATAGCTGGCAATATTCCAAAGTTAGGAATGCCTAAGTCTATTTTCTCTGGCTCATTTATAATAACATAATCCATAGAATTATAGAACTTAAAATTATTAAACTCTAGATTTTCACAACCTATAAGAAATTCATTTTTATGATACTGACAATCTTCTCCAAATAATGCCTTATGAAAGCCTGCATTATACGCCTGCACTCTTTCATTAGTATAACATAAAATTTTAGTTTTTAGCACATCTGACTCCTTTAAAGCTTTCTCAATCTCAATTTTTGCTTCTTTTAAAAATTCAGACATATTAGACGTTACAAGAAGACTTCCATCTTCACCTATAGAATTATCGAAACGTAGTATGGAATGCTTTCTGAGAGTCTGTAATACATCGAGAAGTCCACTCTTGTCCGATTGTCTATATATTTTTTGTAATTCAATACTAGGTTTAGTATGAATAATTTTAGTTAAAGAATCTTGTTTTACAGGTTGAAGTTGACAAAAATCTCCCGTAAAGATAATCTGAGATTTAAATTCTTGCGCTTTAGTTAATAAAACTTCATATAAATCATCATTTATCATTGAAGATTCATCACAAATTATAACACCCTTGTAAGGCATACTTCCATTAGTATTGCCGCATTTAAACATAAGATTGCGAAAATCCAACATAAAAATGTCAAGATTAGGAGAAAGCGCGAGTAATTTATGTAGTGTAATTGCTTCTCTATTTGTGTATCTAGAGATAACCAACGCTGCCTTATGCGTTGGCGCACATAATGTATATTCAATATCTTGTTGTTCACACCACTTAATAATATAATTTACTAATATACTTTTACCTGTACCAGCACTACCATAATATAAACAAGCTATATCTTTATGATCATTAACAAAGTCTTTAACCATATTAAAAGCTTTTTCTTGATCTTCTCCTAGTATTATATTTTTCATTTATATTGTACAAATTGGTACTTTCATTATTAATGCCATAATAGGAAGAGACAGTATCATGCCTATGATTATTCCCAATAACATTATTTGTAAAGTATTTCTAAATATTTTTAATATCTGCATTTTAATAATTATAATAAACAAACCATTTTAAAGGAGTACTTATATTTAACAACCTAGTTAAGTAAGATTTATCAATAATATCTGAAGGCTGTTCCATATGTTTAACATTACTTAAATAAGAAAATAAATTATTTAGTTGTACTATATAACTATTAAGCTCATAATCATATCTTATAATATTATATTCCGAAATATCAGAATTAGTAAATTCAAAAGAATCTATATCATATAATTGAGCCATTATAATAGGCAAATATTCACACCCAACTAATCCTATTAACCATTTACGTAAATCATAAGTGTAGGGTAATTGTCTAAATTCAAAATGTTTTTCAATTAAATCCAGTTCTGCAGAAGATAAGTTATTAACAAATCTTTGAATATTTCTATAATCTGGATAATATGAATTTAATAAGTCTTCAAAAGCTTCAATATGAGTCATTCTACAATAAATTTAAAATCATTAGTTTGATTAAGATGATCTGCTAATAGATATTTAGTATAATAATAAGAACAAATCGGACCTTTTACTAGTTTCTCCAAATCTTCTTTATAATATTCAAGAAGCTCATTTATATAAGATATAAGGGAGTCAAGTGATACTTTATAAGTGTTAGCTTTATACAAATCTTCTACAAAATCTCGACCAGGATATTCATAAAAAACTCCTCTTTCTTCTAGAATATCCCATACAGGGCCACTATTATCCTTAAAGAAATATTCAAAAGCAAAATATAATACATCACCACTTACTTCTCTAATTATAAAATTTGTGAAATCTTCGAAATTATCAGGAATTTCTCCCCAACATTTATTTGAAATATAATCTAATTGTAAATCAGATAAACTATCAACATAATTGAGTACCTTATCATAATCCTCGCAATATCTACTAATTAATTCTTCTTTATCCATTTTTAAATATTTTCAAAAGTTCCACTAATTAAATTATCATTAATTATCAAATCATAAGAAAGTCCATAAGAATTTCTAGAGAAATTATAATTTGAATAATCAGATGCTCCAAATAAACTTAACACATTACGATAAGTAAATTTCTTGCAAGAATTCATATTATTAGAATGCAAATCACCTTTAACAATATGAATATTATCACCTGTAATCCCTCTAGAATCTAGCCATTCATATAACAATACCTTAGACTTTTCATCTAAGTTGAGAGGAAGTCCCTTTTTACAGAACTGGTCGTCTTTCAGTTATGTTATCGCCAAGTTTTTTATCTTGACTTCTATAGTTTCCTATTCACTATAGCTCAGCGTACCTTTTCATCCACTTATTTCAGTTGGGATGGAAACCACTCTTGGGACTATTTTATTCTTTTACAAGTTTCAAGTCCTACGCGTTACGGTGTTACAGACTTTTTAATTTCTGTAATTACCTCGGGATTAACATCTCAGTATTCCCCGATTTTGGTTTCTAATTATCTATATGATTCCTCATATAGACGGCAATATTCTAAAAATTTTTCATATTTTCTCGATAAATATATTGTAGAATTTTTATAAAGTTTGCACATACTTTCATAGGCGTCCTTTCCAGTTAAATTAAAATATTTAATAATACTTTGTTGTTCTGGGTGATTAATATGTAAAGTAGGTGTTTTAGAACAAATAAATTTAATAATAGAATTTAATATTTCATCTGTTCCTAAGACAGAAACTTCTGGGCGAGTATGCTCTTTATCATTCCAAGTTAAACAGCCGTCCCCATCCCAATATCCTCTAATAAAATGATATATCAATTCTTTAGATTTAAATAATTCAATTCTAGGAAATTTCAAAGTTAATGATTTCTTAGGAGTACAGCCATTAACATTTAAAATATTCCATAAATGTTTAGAATATACACTTAATCTACACCTAATTTCATCTTTATATAAAGATTGCTTATATTCTAAAAATTTAGCAAACTTTTCAAGATGTTCCAAGTCTTTGATAGATAAAGATAATTCAATTTGATATTGAGTTTTAACTTCTTTTCTTAAAGGTGAAGAACTAATAGTTCCATCAGCAAATAAAAATCCTAGCCAATACGCTTTTTCTTCAGTATCAATTGAATCAAATATATATTCATTAAAATTCGCTTTTCCTAAAATTTTTATATCAGGATAATAAGTAGAAATATAGTCAGATAGTTCATTAGCACTAATTTTAAATTCTGACGCTAATTCTTTAATATTTGTATTAGGAAAACCTCCCAATTCAACATATTTATCAGCTGCATATTTATATTTAGCACAGGAAACTATATTCTTTCCTTTTTCTATTTTATAAAATCCTAATTCCTTAAATCTATTTATAATTATTTGTTCTGTATCTTTATAATTTCTAGTTACTTCTGAAAGAGTTTTTTCACCTCTTAAAAGTAAGTTAATAAGATCATCAAGATTTAAATTTTTATAAAATTTCATATTTCTATATATTAATTACTATTTCCATATAAATATACGAAATATGTTTTATAAAACAAAATTAATTTTTAGATTTTAATTACCATGGGCACAGACAAAGGTATGACCACTTTGTTTAAATACTCCGTAGAATTCTTCCCACATAGTAGTTTTAGCATCTGGAAATTTAGCATTTATACTTGCCATTAATGCCTTATTGCACATATACTCAAAATTTCCTCCATGATTTCCGCATGGAACTGAATATATATTTATATTAGAACCTATTTTGGAAACATACAAAGATTCCACAAACCACATAATAAGTTTAATAAAACTATTAGCTTGCTCACGAGGATCCATATTTTCTGGCATATCGTGATCTAATCTGGCAGTTTTGCCAAAGAATCCAGGACAATCAACATTATCTCCTAAAAGTACTACATTTATGGTATCAAATAATGATTCAAAACATTCTAATTTATGCAAGATAGTAACTAGACGACGTTTAGCTTCATTATACCCATAATTTATATTTTCTTGATACAATGCTCCACTATTTATTTTAGCACCTAGATGAATATCAGATAAATATAAATTTAAGTTCAATCCCGTAGAGGGAGAACTCTCTGTAAAATGTAAAGGCTCTAAATCTTTAGGAATTGAAATTGAAAATTCTGTATATTTTTCTATTTTCTTTTTCAGTTCTATATTTTCTTGAGCATACTTTTTAAGAAGTTTCTCCGTATTTCTAATATTGTCTTCTTCAGCTTTTCTAAGGAAACTGTTTTCCTTTTCACGAAGCTGTATTTCTCTTAGCTCCTCCTCGGATTTTTCTTCAAACATATGGGGAGCGAAAGGAGAGGAAGCTTTAGTAATATTAAATGCACGAAGAATTCTCTTAAAGTCTATTAGAGATAATTCTACAAAATATCTAGAAATAACTCTTTGAGTTAAAGAATCTCCATAATATGAATACAATCTATAAATAGTATCCATTTCTTCTCTGGACAATCTTCCACACAATGGAGTTTTGTTTTTTCTAAATATTTGATACCTATAATTCTGAATATGTCCATTCTCATCTCTATCACAAGATGTCTCAGCTACTGCATCTGTTTCAATTTCACAATTAGTAATTGTCTGTGTTTGTTTAGTCACCTGACTATAAAGTGTCAAAATATCTGAAACTATTTTAGATTCTTCTTCATGTAATTCTCTAATTTTAGATATTGTTTGCACTATTGATTTATAAGACATATCAGAATGTGCATCACAATATTGTTTTAGAGTTTTACCACTTTTCTTTACACTCTTTAAAATACCCAGATATTTCTTTAATGTTGTTTGTTTCATATATATACAAAAATAGGGTGATACCCGAAGATACCACCCTGTCAAGCAATTATCAATTTTAAATTAAATCACTAATTTTATTTTAAATTAGTCTCTTTCAATACCAAATACAATGTATGTGCCCATTTGTGAACTCTTTGAAGGAGTATAATCTACTGTAAATGCAGTAGGTTCACCGTCAACAACCTGCTTAGTATAAGTACAAACCAAATTACCCTTATACGGATTCTCTGCATTTGTATAAAGAGCTTTAGCAAGTTCCTTAGCCTTAGCCTTGGTTTCATTAGTTTCAGCGAGAACAGCACCAGTAGCTGCATCCTTAATTTGATAAACAGTCTTATAATGACGAGTACCCTTCTCATTCTTTACATCATTAATACGATAAGGACGCTCACGAGTGTCAGCTACAGCTGACTCTACTACAATATAAAAACCAACATTAGCACAATTCTTAGACTTATTTGCAAGATAATCAAGCATAAACTGCTTCTTATCAGACTCAGTAATACCGTTTACTTGCTTCTTACGCCATAGCTTATATGCCGGAGTTGCATTACCCATAATATCAAAAGGTGCCTTTGCCAATGCCTCTTCCTTTGTTGCACCATTTACTTCAAGCTTCTTAAAATTCAAAATTTTGTCCATAATTCAATAAATATTTTTAAACATTAGTTCGTATTATCATCTCCATTCTAACTATATACAAATTTACTACTTTTTATCGAATTATCAAAAGAATAAATTGTAAAATAATCTAAAATTTCTCATTTTTATCTCTACCCCTCTAAGCAATCGGAGTACTTGCAAATATAATATTATTATCAAATACTCAAAAATAAAATCAATATTTTAATTGTTAAAAGGTGTTAATAGATTGTATCTATACGAACTGTAAAGCCTATGTAACATAGACTTTAAAATGGAAGATAAGAATCCAATAACTCTTTTATTTTAGCTGGAATTTTCTTATCCTCTATTCCAAAAGTTGGAAATGAAGTGCATCCATATGCGAAATCAGAACATATTACTGCCAAACCTTTTAAAAAATCTTCTGGAACAGATCCTTTATTTATACTATATAAAGTTTTCCAATGTGTCCAATCAGGTTTCTTTTCTTTTAATTTTTCAGTAATATAACAAACTAGACTTATTAATGCAAATTTACTATTAATATCTTTTCCTAAATATTTAAGAGAAAAATATGTATTATAAAGTCTTTGCATTGTTTCATACGGAGGTGTGGTTATTATATCCATATTCCAAAATCATGATGTGTTTCGGACACTGTTTGTGCTACTAATTTTAGTAATTTTACAAATTCCGACCATCCTTCTTTATACATTTGCTTGGTCATAGGAACTACTTTAGTATAATTTTTAGGAAGAGTAGAAACTACTAAATAATTTCCTTTTATAGTAGGATTATCTAGATTATAGAATTTTTTAGCACATAAACTTAAAAGCCAACTATACATAGCAATTTCTCTATTATAATGGAATTTAGATATATTATTTCCCATTTCAGAAACTACTTTACCAATTGTCTTTACGTCATTCACAGTAATGATATTAGATTCACAATCAATTGAATAGTGATCTAATTTAGACTTTAATCTCAATTTAAATTTAGGGCAATTTTCTATTTCAATTTCAACATCTAATAGAATTGCTTGTTCTGTTTCAGATACTGGAGTCGTTAACAATCCTGTAGGATGAAGTAATTGTTGTATTCGCATATTCTTAGCCAATGCATCTACACAATCCTTTACAATACTTCTACTTCTAGGATCAAAAAATAATAATTCCTTAGTACCTTTATATTGAGATTCACATTGTTGTCGATCTTTCCAATATTGTTCACATTTATCTTTTACTTTTTGTATTCCAGACTCAGATAGTTGTCCTCCATAATAATCTATAATAGTAGCTTGTTCTAGTATATCTTGATCTGTAAGATTTCCATCTTTAAAAATCGGATATAATCTATCTGCTAATGCTCCCATTTTAGCTGTAGGTTTATCTGCATCCCAGCATACTTCAAAGAGATTTTCTTGTAATGTAAGTTCATGCACCCCACTACCTAAATCGAATGCTGCACTATACATAGGTTTAAATCCTTCAAAGAACTTTTCAACAGAACCATCTTGTTCTGGATTTATTAATCCTAATCTAGAATTACTAATATAATTACTATACTTTTCAGAAAAGTATTCTGCATCACTAATTTTCTCTAGTCTTAAAGTATCTAATAATGGAGTTATTTTCATAGAAGTTCTTTAAAATAGGGAAATAAAGTTTGTTTAAATAACCAATATGAATCTTCTATTTCATCAGCATCCAATGAATAAATTCTACCTATAGGCCCCCAATTTTGATTAGTAGGACTATCTAGCAATAAACATGGAATTCCTTTTGAATTTAAGTCTTTAAATACAGAAAGGCTATCATCTATATGCAGATGACAGCCCCCCATTTTAATTTTAGCATATTTACTTAAACCATATCCATAAACCTGATAGATTGGTGCTTTAGGAAATTGTTTGTTATCCAAATACTCTCTAGTCCAACTCTTATGTATAATTCGAGCAGTAGTATATTGTCTTGGAATCCAATTTAATGTATTTAGTACTGGAAGATTCATCCAGAACTCTTTATCTTTAATTAGTATTGTTGTAACGTTTTTTGTTATTGCGGAGTCTTTAGATGCTTTTCCGAACCTAGAGAAATAGGCACCATAAAAGTCACATAGACAGCCATCAAGATCCATAGATACTTTTAAATTCATAGTTCTTCTATATCTTTTATATCTCCTATAAGGATATTATATTTAGAATCTGCAACTTGTACAAATTCTCTATAATTATTACATTCTTCTATATCATACCTGTCTGTTAAATTTTCTATAATTTTATCTTGACAAGCAGATGTAGAGCGTGCCATTATAGTAAGAATCCATACTTCTTCAAGATCACAAATAGGAATTATATATTTATTCATTTGTTTTTATGATAAGTCTCTAATAATTTGTAAAATAAATCAACGTCCATTACAGCTAGTGTGCCTTTACTTATAGAACCAGCTTCAGCACTTTTCTTCCATATCATTACTAATTCTCTAGGATCAGTACAGCTAGAACGAATATTAAAATAATTAGGAAAATTAGCATAGTGTTTAGCTTGAATTGCTACTTCTAATTCATTGTTAGTATCTGCAATATCCACTTTATTATTATCTAAAGCCTTACTTTCGCCTGCTGATCTACAAACTCCAGAATATCCTATAGATTTTAATCGTTCTACGATCTCATATTCTAAATCTTTTCCTTTAGATTTAGATTTTTTAGCTCTATAATGCGCTGCAGTTTTTGGATCTAACCATTCAAATACAGTTTTATCCTTTCCTCCAGTTCCAGGTTTATTACACCGTATTTTAATAGATGCTATACTAATACCTGTTTCTAAACTAGCTTCTTCAATAGAAGAATATTCTTTACTAGTCCCACTTTTAAAAGTTGCTTTACACGATGTATTCAATTCTTTCTATGATTTCTTAGCCATAATACAAAACTCTTTATTAAATTTAATGTTTTACTTCTTCCATTTTCTTTATAATAATCACTAATATCTTTTGCTCCACTTTTTCTGGGCAACCAAGTATAAATTAATTCTGGATGCTTCTTTTTTATTTTAGACATAAATGAAATTCCGGTATAATCATTATCAAATAATACTACAATATATTTAAATCTTTGTTTTAGATTTTCCAATACTGTATCTGATATAAATTGGGTTTCAGAATTAGGAGCAATAGCTGTAATGCCCATAGAATATAAGCACATACAGTCTTTCATGGATTTTGTGATTACTAATAATTTTCCTTCTTTAGGAAGTTGGTCAAATCCTTGTATTTTCTTACTGGGCCAATTTGTTATAAATCTAAAAGAAGTTCTTTTTGGAAAATAACATCTCCAAAGTTCCATACCTTGATATTTCTTACCATAATATCCAAATATAGGACAATGTTGTTGGGATTTAGCAAAAACTTGATCATTAAGAAATATATATTTACAAGAATAAACATCAAATCTTTTTAAAATATCCAAAGTTATACCATACTTCTTCCACCATTTTAATTCTAATTCAGTGAAATCTTGTACTTCAACTTGGATTTTAGACATCTCTTTATCTTTAATTGTTACTGGATTTTCATTAATCTTTCCAGGATTCCGAGTAATAGAACTATTCTTTACAATTCCTAAATCATTTGCTATTATACGTAAAGCCTCATAGTAGGAACAACCAAACATACTTTGAACTATGCCAAATATATTTAAATGTTGTCCAGTTGCAAAATCTTTAAAAATTAATTCTCCTGATTTGTTTCTATAAAAACTACAAGTTGGTTGTTTATCTCTTCTTAAGGGAGATCTAAACAATCCATGCTTTACAGGGACTCGTAAATAATATTCCATTATTTGTTCCTCGGAAAACCTAGAAAGTATTAATTCCTTGGTTACCTTAGTTTCAAACTGGAAATTCATAAACTATATTATATTTTAATGCAAATTTATATAATTTCTAGCAAAAACCAAAGTTTCCAAAATTCAACTAATCATTAGAGAAGGGATGAGAAATCAATGTCTTCGGAACCAGCATTATCAATCTCTAGATTTTCGGCAGGCTTAGAAGGCATTGCAGTTGGTTTTGCATTTTCATATTCTGCTTTCTTAGATTCCTCATATGCAGAAAAGAACAATTTATCCCCAATAAAATTATCACAAGTAAATTTATTTCCTTGCTTATCAATAGCTACAAACTTAGGAAGAACTGCTTGAACTTGATTATCTTTGGTTTTACCTACAAGTTTAAGTTTAGTCTCCTTACCTTTAACTTTATCAAGGATTGCAATAAAAGCTTTTGCAACATCATCAAAACTCTTAAAACGTACACTTGCTGCTTGCAATTTCTTCCAACCTTCTGGATTAAGAACTTCACTTACTTGTGCAATAAAAGTCATAGTACGATCAAATGAAGATGCTCCCGGATACTCATGACCATCCTTACTAGTGTACATAGGACGTTGGTCATCTCCTTCTTTAGGGAAGAAAATAGACTCTTCATAATATCCATCTTCACCGTCAAATCTTACTTTAAGAATATTATAGGTTGCATTAGGGTCTTTCTTGCCCTGAATAACGTCAATACGAGCACCTGTAAACTTTACATTATAAATATTCCAAGGTTTAAGACGTTGTTGAACATTAGAAACTGCCTGAGTGTTTGCGAGTGAACCAAAATTAAATTCTGCCATAATTATATTACTTTTTATTATAAATTAAATGAAAAATCGGATGAGTTTATGTCTTCTTCTAAATCTAAACTAGATAAATCAACAGGAAGTTCTTCATCGAGATCCTCTATTGAAATATTTTCATCTCCTTTAGATATTTCTTCAGGTTGAGAATCTCCATGTAAAACAAATAGATTCTCTTTACTTTCATGCGTGGTAATAGTAAAAATAGAACCATACTTAGAAAGTTCATCATTTTTACTGCCCCTACATGCTACAGTGTTACTTTTAGTAAGGCGATTGCCTCCTTTTGTTCCAAAGGCTTCATCAGTTCCTATAATAGGAACCATGTTAGAACCTCTTTTTTCATACTTAATATCAACTTTATCATCTGGAGAAAGCCCCATTAAATCAATAGCTGCACTATTAAGTTTGTACTTGTTATCCTCCAAGATTAATTGTGGATTTTCATCCTCATTATTCTTTTTGGTTTTTGGTTTGTCTATTGTACGACTGATACATTTTGTAGTCATCTCTCCAGTATCACTATTTATTGATACTTGATACTTAAGAGTCAATGTGAATTCTTCAACTATCATTATTCTCCTTCGTTATATGCGTCTATAATCTTAATAATCTCTGCAACATCATTATCTATTAGTTGTTCTTCAAACATTCCTAGAGGAGTTTTAGCGACATGCTCACCATCTGTATTAGTAAGAAATTTATATTCCATTTTATTATCTCCTGGTATAGCCATCGCGTAGAAAACATAAGTAAACAAACCTTCTGGAGTAATCTTTTCATTAACCATTTTGCCAATTGTTTTCAAACTCCAGTGTGGGTTCATAGCATCTCCGACATTCTCACTGTGTCCTGTGAAGATAAGTTTAATATCATCTCTAATAATATCTGCAACTCTTAAAAGATCAGTAAAGTCTCCACCAATATCAGAAAACTTAGTAAATCCAGTTTCAGACCTACGATCCATGTATTCGAAAGACATGGTATATTGCAAATCCGTGCAACCTTATATTTTTCAATATAAGACCGACTATATCTTAATTTAGATTGTATCAACAATATAATTATTACATGAAAACGATCCGTTATATTTCTTTAACCACTGATTAACAGCAGATTTAGATATACATAAATACTCAGCAACTTCTTTTTGTTCTATTAATTGAATTACTTCCTCTCCATTTTTAGTAATCTTATATTTAAATGGAGATACATACTCGGAAATATTTATTTTATCAGTTAATGCCCAAAAGAACCTTTTATATTCAGTTTTATTTTTTATGGCTTTATCCAACGCGTGGTGGCTATTTTTATTAAGGAATTGAATTACACACTTTTTACTTTCAAATTCTCTTAATAAATTTCCATATAAATCAAACTGATATATTTTAATTCCAATAGATTCTTTTTTATAAGAATCTATTTTTTCTTCTTCTGTTTTATATTTCCATATAAAACCACAAGCTGATTTAGAATTACCATTTAATACACTATCTATATTAGTTATTGATCCGTTTAATTCAGCTGCTGCTTCAGTAATAGAATCAAAATCTTTATATTTAGTGCCATCTAAATTAAATGCTGTTATCGGTTTTTTATGGGCATTTCCTGCTCTTGTAAGAGAATCAATACTTCTTTTTTCTTTAGTTATTACACCTTTTCCTCCTTTGTCAATATTCATTAATTTATGTCCAAGGTTTTTATAATAACTAATCCAGTATTGCTCTCTAGCTTCCCAAGCTTCTTCTGAGCATTCGTCTATTTTCTCTATAATAACTGAGCCCCCATTTTTATATACAGAGTATATCCATTTATGAACAGGTAATCCTCTTTTTTCTGGATGGTTAGCACAGTATTTATGTTGAGAAAATCTTCTATCTAATTTTTGAGTAGTTACTCCTACATAACGAATTTCGTCTGGCGATATGTCCGATTTAAGAACATAAAATGAATAATTATTTTGTTGCATATTTTGAAATAAATTTATTATTAATAATTTACTTCAAATATACTCTAAATTTCCCGCTTTTCAAAATTAAAAAGCAAATATTTGTTTTTCAATTTTTACTCCATAAAGGATAGTCTGTGAACCTTATTCTATTTCGCCATATAGAATCTTGGCTGCTGATTGTCCAATCTTTATAATTTTTAAACATTCACGTTCATTATTACTAATCATCGTTGTAGTTTATAAAGCTCTAAGGATGTCCCAGCAATTAACGGGATTTAAAGTCGACAATTTTTACTTATCGACTACGATATTCTTTATCTCCGGTCTCTTAGAGTTAACATATTTAACAATAGTAATTATATTAGAAGATTTAGAAGTTTGATACCAATTACCCTCTGGACTAGTTTTAGGATCCCATTTCTTAAAGTGCTTTTTCCAACCTCTCCAAGGAAGAGGTTTAGAAGTAGTAGAAATAATAAATGTTTCTTCCGCATTTAAATTTCTTAAACTAGAACTTTTACCTTGTCCACTTTCACCTAAAATTAATATTGTCTGCGCTGCCATTATAATACAAAATTGTGTTTTGATTGTTTTTCTTCTGTATCTTCTTTACTATTAGCTAAAAGCCATTCGGAACTTTTATACTTTGCATAATCATAAATTTCATCTGGTTTTGGAAGTTCTGAAAATATTGAAACTGCACCATAAAAGGCACATCCTACTTCTACATCAGATTCTCCATATCTATTCTTTAAAACTGTTATACTTCTAAAATTAGCACCTAACTGTTTTATGTCATATCCTCTATAACTAGCTAATTTTTCTCTATGAGGATTAAAAATAGATATAATTATTTCCGAATCCTGGGCTGCATAATGTTATCGTATAAGTTCTTTATCTTATACTTCTATATATTACTATATAGTTCAGACTATCTCTTTAACTTACAAATGTAAGCAGTGCCCCGCTTTCGTGGAAGATTTTATAGCTACAGCTCTACCTGTTTAGCATCACTTCTAGTCGTTAGGCGTTTTCCTTTATTTCTAAAGGATTTAGCACGGGATTGTCCTATTTAGGAGTTTCCCCGTTTAACGGAGTTTTAGGTGCGTCTAGCCCTAATTTGGCGCACCAGTATCTTTGGTATCATCAATTCTTAAGTTATTTAATCCTTCTTTTCTTCTATCCATAGAAGTAGAATTTCGATTTGCTTGCATAATTACAAGCGGACTAATTTTACATATATTTCTTAATGTTACCAAATAGGAGGATATTAAATCCATTTCTTCTTTTAGAGTACGTCCATTAGACCTTCTTACTAAACTTAAATGGTCTATAACTACTAAATGAGTAAGTTCTTCATTACTAGGATGATATATTTTTCTACCATCTGTTTCTTCAAACTTGCCATCTTTTTCTAGTTGAGCCATTAAGATTGTATATAAACTACTAGCATTTAATGCTTTATCATAAATAACTAAAATCTTTTCAACCTTCTGTAACCAAGGTAAACATTCTTGAGTTATTTTATAATAATCATCAGATAATTTATAATTACGTTTTCTAGAAAGAAGTTCTCCAGTAGACAACTCTATTCCATAAGTTTCAAAGATATACATACTTAATATCTTAGCATAGATCATTTCGGCGCTCATCTCTAATGAAAAATAACTAACTTTAAAATTACCATCATCAAGATGTTCCATTAATGGTCTATATACATAAGAATATAAAGCAAGTGAACTCTTACCACTACCAGTAGGACTAAATACTAAAGTATAAATTCCTCTAGATACTCCATCTATTATCTCTTCTAATTTTGGGAGACCCATTGAGTATCCCCACTGCTTACCTAATCTACCTACTTCAATCTGATGAAGTAATGATTCTGCAATCATAAAATTCTAACTGCATCATAATTAATATTTGCCACATCTTTACCATTTCTGAGAGCCTCTAAATCGTGCCACCCTTCATTAACTATAAATGAAGCTAAAGAACAATTTAAGATATTATTGTCTTTTGCCCATTTAACTAATTCTATAATTTTCTCATGCTTTTCTGGATTAAATCCAATTGCTCTACCATATTTAAGATAAGCTTGTTCTAATGAATCAAACTTCTTAGCAACAGTACGTAGGGGTACTACACAACCGTTAATAGTAGCGAACTGAGGATAATTATCAAATAATTCTTTACCTATTTCAAAAGAACATTTATAAAAATGCTTTACAAAATTCTTATTAATAGGAATAGCAAAAGGATCAAATTTAGTTCCTTCAGATGGTACTTTATATGTTTTTAAAATTACACCCTTCTCTTGTAAACTAATAAGAATATCTCGCAATGCAAGCCCAATATGTTTTATAGTTGTTATTAAATTATAAAACAATTCTTCTTCTTCATTATCTTGCAATAATAGAAGAACTTTAACTATTAGGAATTCATTAGGAGTTAAATTATATTTGTCCAAGAGATTTATTTCCTCTTCTAAACTTAGAGTTAAATGTTTCAAATTTCTAGTTTAAAGATATTTACTTAAAAAGTTGCAATCTCTAAACTGTAAAATGTTTATTCTCCTTTCGGAGCGGAATCACTACATACGTTAATATCTAAATGTAAAATCTTTTATTTTCTTTACATATGGTTCTGGTTCTTTCCCATCTAATACATTATCAAGACCTTTTTCGTCTATAGTAATATATTCCGTAGTTTGGTGAGAATTAGAAAACCATTTTGTTTCTACTGTTTGGTCAATTACCAAATTAAATATCTCTGCTATCTTATCGCCTTCCTTTCTAACGACCCTACCTCTTCTTTGAACAGATTTAGTTTCAGAGGAATCTCGTCCAAGAACAATAGCAACTGACAAACCTTTTATATCTGCACCTTCGTTGAGTTTGGCGCACGAATTTATTACACCAAAGGGCATTTCATTGAATTCTTCCAATGTTATACGACCTTTTTTCTTGCTATCTTTACCTGTGTAGACCATTCCGAGACCTATAGCCTCAGCCATTGCTACATTATTTGAAAAAGTAATTATTTTTGCAGTTGGTCGTGCATTAATAATCTTTCTAGCAAGTTCCAGCTTCTTAGGATGATTATTTATGAAAGCTTTTCGTTTTTGAATAGTTCTCATAAAAGCAGTAGCGTGATAAGTAATGTTCTTGAATACTTGTTTACGTTGCTCTTCTGTGCCAGTTGGACACATCATATCTCTAAGTTTAGCTCTATTAATAAATCCTTTCGGGCCAATACAAGACATAGCTAGATTAAAATCAAATCCAAAAAACTCATAATGTTCTGTAAACTCTCTGTTGTATTGTTTATATACATCAATATCGTCTACATCTATTAATACTTGATATTCCTTGAATTCTGAAATCCAACCATTAGCTAAAGCTTCCTCAGTAGTAATTTTATCAATAACAGGACAATACTTTTCCATTATTGCATGTTTATCATCTAAACGTTCAAATGTTGCTGTAAGTCCTAAAATATATCGATATCTTACTTTATGGAAGATTTCTTTAAAGGTATCCGAGTTATAGCGATGGCATTCATCTAATACCAATATGTCAGCTTGCCAATTTCGTTTAACAACAGTGTTTATAATTTGAACCTCAGAATTATAACCCAATCCCCAGGTATCTAATTGAGGAATCCACTGTGATTTTAAATTATCTGTAGGAACAACTACTAAAATTCTTAATTCTGGGTACTTATCTAAGACAGAACTCAAACATTTAAGAGCAGTTCTTGTTTTACCTACCCCAGTTGGAAATTCTAAGGTTCCTCTACATTTATTTTTAATCCATTTTACTCTTCCTTGTTCTTGTCGCTCGTCCCTACTTATATTAGTAAAAAGAGACTCCTGCATAATTGTCTATAACATATATTAAAGCTGCATAATTTTCTATAGGTATATTATGACAGTATAAGATAAGTGTAAACATTTACTCTAGAACAACACCCTTTACTTTTGCTACTTTTTCAAGTTCGTCTATTTTCTTTTCCCATTGAGAAACATGGAAAGTAACTTCATTTTCAAGTCTAAACAATACTTTATTTCTAAGCACTGTAAGTTGCTCTGTAGTAAGTTCAGAATATTTCTTAGTACGAAGATTAACCATAGCTCTCAATTCGCTGAAGTTTAGTCCTCCAGGTTTTACTGTAAGCTTAACGGAATCCTTAATATTAAGACGTTCCTTAATTAAAGCTAGTTTACTCTTAGCATTACCTTCACTATCCTTTTCATTGAATTCTTTCATTTCTTCTGGGGTAAGATATACACCCATATTTAAAATGAAGCTAAATGTAATGTGTTTATTATTAAATAATCCTAGTTGGTCCAAACAAGCATTCATTACAGAATCAATAGAGATATTCTCAAATTCTCTAGGAAGCTTTCCAGTAAAAATACTAATAGGAGAAGATGCAAAATCATGCTCTGCAAAATAGTCTGCATTCTTCTTCTTAAAGTCCAAAATATTCTGTAAATACATAAACTTAGGATAGCCTTTACCATCTGCACTTATACTACCCAATTCCATCTTACGCATGAATAATTCAATATTGCATTTATCACGTTGCTCTTTAATAATATCCAATAATACATAACGCCCTGGATTATTTTTATCAGTACTATACAACATTGAGTTACAATGTGCGTAGAATGTTTTCAACTGTTCTGGAGTTGCATCCATTAACTTAATCTCTGGTTGTGTACCATCAGACTTGCGAGCAAATTTCCACACAAAAGACTTTACATCATTATTCTTTGCGTTAATAGCTTCGGTTAGTTTTTCTTTCATCACTGTCATAATTCAAATTTTCATAATATTTATACTTCTCTGTTATCTTACATAACATATTCCACATCTAATTTCTTTGGTTTTTCAATAAACTTTTCAAATCTAATAGCATCATATTTATAAGGTATATTTTTAGAACCATCAAACCAAGTATCTTTTCCAGCTATTACTTCTATAAAGAATAGAAATCCAACTTCTCCAAGTTTCAAAGGTCTGTGATTCCAATTAGGGTACCTAACACACATGATGTATTTGCTTTCTTTGGCTACATCTTCTTCTAAATTCTCAAATACATAAGTTATGTATCCTCCATTGTCAGTATACGTTGCTAATAATTGTGCTAAAACCGTCATAATTCAATTAAAGGTTCAGAATAATATATACAACCATATTTAGCAAAATCACTAGAACACTTATCTATCCCAGTAAAACATGGATACTTTCTACAAGTAGCACATGTTCTATCAGGATATTTAAGTTTTACTCCGAATTTGTCTTTCTTAACTTTTAATGGATTCACTTTAAAAGTAATAATAATAGTAACCCAGCACTAACAGTAATTCCTCCAATCTTCCATCCTGTAACAGTTTTCTTTTGTTTCAGAATTTTCTTATTTAAATCTTCTACTTGTTTAGCATAACTTTCATTAATATCTTTATAAGAATTAATTTGAAGTAGTCTTAAAGAATCAGTTTTTTCTAGAAATTTAGATTTATAAATATAATTCTGCACTTGTATATTTAATAAATCATTTTCTTTTAATAACTTATCATGCTCTACAAATATTAAATTTGCATATTTAAGCTGTTCAGAGGTTATTGATACTGTCGAGTCTCGACTTGTTAGCTTGAATGTAGTCGAGGAAAAACACATAGTCTTCGCTAGTACTATTATTGATAATAGTGTTACGATCTTTTTCATATTGGATATGAGTTTTTTCTATTGTTATTGTTATTGTATCAATTCGCTCATCTATACTGTCTCTCTTAGTTGCTAATTTACTAATTTCAGTTTCTAAAGAATCTATAACTTTTGTATTGTCAATAAAAGTATTGTCCCTCTTGTGAAGGACAATACAAATTATAATTACTATACCAACAAATATTATTACAATTTCTCTGCGGGACACTTATTTCCACCTTTTATTTGATTTTCTTTCCATGTTAAGTACTTCTTAACATTATCAAAAATCTTTGGATTCACTTGTAAGGCTGCAAGCACTTCTTTTTCAAGCTTGTTAAAATTATCTTTTAACTCTAGCATTTCTTCACGTAGTTCAAGTCTTCTTTTCCTTTCCGTATATCCTGGAATTAATAGTTCGGGATTCTTTTTAAGGTATTCAGCTTCCTGAATTAATAGTGCCTTAACTACTCGATTATTAATGACTCCAGCACTACTAGCATAAAGAATAGGAGTATTAATACGAGCACGAGCAACTGCTTTTAGCTTGCCAGTCTGAAAATCGAAGTCATCCTCTGGATTACATACC